GACTACGCCAATCGGCGCAGGCTCACGCGCTCGATGCGACCGGCGAACGCCGCGTCCGCCGTGATGCGCAGTGCGGTGTGTCCAGCGGCGGTGAGCGTGTCGATGAAGGTGCCGTTGGCGTTGGGTGCCACGCAGTCAATGGGCGTGGTACCGGCGAGGCGGACGCGCACGCTGCCGGCGGTGACCTGGCTCAACGCGACTTCGATGCGGTAGAGACCACCATCGACGAACGCGAACGGCTGTTCGAGATCGGAGACGATGCCTGCGGCCTTGATTGCGGCGCCACCGACGATCGACCAGCCGGTGCCGAGCGTCCAGGCCGCCTGTGTGTCGAAGTCAGCGTTCGCCAGTTTTTCGCCGCACTCGCAATTGAGGACACGGACGTGCTTTTGGCGACTGGAGAGCGCCCCGCGCCGGCTCTCGATCTCGACACGGACCGTTGCGTCGTTCGCAAGCAGCAGATCGTGGGTGTGACTGGTGCCGGCGATGGCTGTGGTTTCGTGCAGCACCGCGCCACTGAGCGCGTTGAGCACACGCACCGTGGTGGTCGTGCCGGGCTCCGGGCCGATGCTGCCGGCCTCATGTTCGATCAGACGGTCGCCCTGCAGCACGCGGTCGCGATGCGCCCATGCGATTGCCAGTCGCGCGAAGCTGGTCGGCGGCCAGGCGCTGCCGTTGATCCGCACCCGCCCTGGCGCATAGGGACGCGCGTGACGCGCATCAAGGCGCACCCTTGCGATGGGCGCGAGTGCGGCATCGAGCGTGCCCTGCTGGGTGCGGGTGAGCAGCTTCGCCTCGACCGTTTCGCCGGCCAGGTACTCGGTGGGATCGGCGCCGACATAGGTGTCGGTACACCACACGCGTGCACCTTCTGCGTGCGCCGCTGGCAGGGTGTCCACGCAGCCGCGTGCGATCGTGAGCGTTCCGGCAACGGCGTCGATGGCATCGATCCGCACCAGCTCCTCATCGATCAGGGCTTCGGTGCCGATCACGACCAGATCGAGGTCGCGCATGTCGGCGAGCTGGACGAGCGTATCGGTTGGACCGAGCGCGCCCGCGAGTGTGGTGACCGCGGAGAAATCGCCGCTGGCGACCTCCTCGAACGTGCCCCCGGTGGTCCGCGTGGTGAGCGCATAGCCGTAGGCCGGCCCGTTCGGCCTTGCGCCGAGCGCGACCACGAAACCGGCATCGTCCTCGACGAGCGCGAGGTCCGCAGGGCGCAGGCGACCGGCGAGATCGCGGTAGGTCGCCTCCACGAGCCGCTGCGCCGGAAGCGGCTGCGGGCGGGTGTCCGGCGGCGTCCACGGCCCGATCACCGGCCGCAGATACGTCGTCGTCGCCATGCCGTCGATGTCCTGCATCAGCAGCAGCGCGAGCGCGCCGTCGGTGCGGGTCCCCTCGTCGACTTCCAGCACCCGCACCGGCATCCGCTGCACGCCCTTGCGCCGCCAGGAGAGGGCCAGCACGTCGCCGCGCTTGACGCCCCACCAGCGGCGATCGACGGTGAGCTTGATCCGCTGCAGCATGCTGCTCGCCGCGCCGGTCTCGCGCGCGGCGACGCGCTCGCACAGGCTGCGATTCCACAAGCCCGGCAGCGAGCGCCGGTCGGCGACGACTCGGCCTTGCGCCTGGACGTTGGCCATGTTCTGGAAGGTGGCGGCGATGTCGAGGTTGGTGACGCAATCGCGGCCGAGCACGGTGACCTCGTTGACGCTGCCGTCGAGCAGCGGCGTCTGCCAGCTCTCCAGTTCCAGCACGCTGGTCTCATCAAGCAGCGGCAGCGTCGCGACGTCGTAGTCCGGCCGGAACAGCCGGTAGACGAACTTGCCGAGCATCGGATCGAAGGCCCACAGCCCGCCGACGTGGTTGTTGACCATCTGCAGGAAACTGCCGATGGAGTCGCCGCGTCGCCAGCCCAGGCACAGACCGAACTGCTCATCGTGCAACTGCTGCGCCGCGCTCAGGAAACTATCGGCATCGATCAGAGCCGGGTCGAGCCCGACGCCCCACACGGTGTCGGTGAAGCACTGGTAATGGATGTGCGCCGCGTTCATGCCGCGACCGATGCGCGCGAGCGACGGTTGCCACACCGGCGTCGACCAGCCCTGCGTGAAGCGTCCCCACCGCTTGGCCCACAGCTTGAGGTAGGGATTCATCGCCCCGACCATCCCGCGATACAGCGTGGTGCAAAGGCCGCGACCAGCGGGCCAAGGCCCCGGCACCTGCTGCTGCAGGTACGGATCGGGCAGCTGCGTCGCCTCGCCCATGCGGATTTGCAGGTTGCCGACGAGACCGCCTTCTTTCTTGTCGCCGCCGAAGAGCTGCGGGAGGTTGATCGGCAGCGTGCGACTGCCGGCGAGTTCGCCCTCGAACACGGGCTGGCCGCCGACCTTGATGCCGGCGAGGTAATCGTTCGGACCGATCGACTCGCCCATGTAGAGGTACATGAAGTGCCGGTAGCCGATGGTCGGCTTGCTCGACTTACCCATGTTTTACCGCTTCATGCCGCCCCCACCGCGCGCGCAGGCGCTGCGTGAGGGATTGCTTGGGCGGCGAGACCACCATCGGACGCAACTGCGGGATCACGATCGGACGACGTTGCACGCATGCGCGTGTGCATCGACGACCATCGATCATCCACAGCAGATGCAATAAAGCCGTCGCGAGTCCGAATCCGCCTACGAGGCGTTCCCCGTGCTGCCAGAGCACGATGCCGGAGGCGCAGGCGGCGATGCCAACGCATGCTGTCCAGACGCGATACACGGCTTCACGTCGCATCGCGAAGCTCATCCTCGTGCGCGATCTCGGCACGTGCGATCGCGATGGCGCGCGCCACGAAGGGATCGTCGTGCAACTGCGGGTGGTCATCGATGACGATGCCGTCCTCACACAGCGCACGCAGTTCGATGCCGTGCTGACGACACCACGCGCGGATGCTGGGCGTACACAGCGGACCGGCGGCTGGATCGACGGCGCGCACATGACGCAGATGGATGCGCAGTCCAGCCATCACTTGCCACCTTTGGCCTTGATCGGCGTGGTCCGCAGATCGCCGAAGGCGAGCACATTGGGATCGTCGATCCAGACCTCGCCGAAAATCACCAGTACCTCGCGCCCTTCTTCGGCGGTCGGCACGGAGAAGTCGGCCAGTGAAGGCGGTTTCTGCGATTGCGGTTTGGGGCGCATCGCGACGCTGATTGCGATGGCGAGAATGAGGACGATGACGTAGATCCACATGGGGCAGGCACGGTGATGCCGGCACGCGATGCGCACCGAGCGGGTGGACGAAGCAGGGGCATCAGAAGAGCGGGTCGCTGCCGAAGGGATTGCGCAGGCCCTTCAAGGTCGGCTGACCGCCGTAGTTCAGTTCGTTGCGGAACTTCGCGCAGCCGCGTGGCCCCATCGTGCGATCGCAGCCGGGTAGCGCGACGACGTGTGCGTTGGGTGAGAGCGCGGCCGGCGTGAGCAGACGCAATGTGGCGCCGCTGTGACTCACGATGAAGCGCCGTTCGATGCCGAGGCTGGCCGTCCACTGCAGCACGCCGCCATCGAAGTGGCCGTCGTCGAAGGCATCGAAGGCGGCGGATAGGACGGTGTAGCCGGTCGCGTCGCTGAGCACCGCCGGGACTGCGTGCGCGTCGGGGTCGGCGTTGCATTGGCCCAGCCCCTGGCCATACAGCACCAGCGGACAGGACGACTGCCAGCTGCGACGCAGGCCGAGGGTTTCGATCGCGGCGGCGAGCGACTGGCAGCGCAGCTTGGCGACGCTGTGGGTTTCGTCGAGGTCGGCGACGTGCCCGGTCCAGCCCAACCGCACCAGACCATCGCGCACTCGCACGCGTTTGAGATCCAGGCGCACGCGCAGGCCCGGCGGCACCGGCCGGAACAGGTTCAGCAGTGGCAGGTCGAGCGGAGATGTGATCTCGAGCGTGTTCTTCGCTTCCTCGGCCGACTGCGCGATACGCCCGCGCGTGAGCGCGACCGGGGCATAGCGCTGGCCTTCGACGATGGCCTCGCGTCCGGCGTCGGTGTAGCGCCAGTGGTGCAGTCCGATCGAGAAGTCGTACAGCTCGATCTCGCGCGAGAGCAGGCCCACGGTTACGGCTCCTCTGCAGGAATGCCGCTGAAGGTCACCGCGCAATCGAGCAGTCCCTCGCTGTCGGCGTGATGCTGCAGTTCGACCGTATCGCCCGCAAGCGTGACCAGCGCCATCCAGCAAACCAGCCTGACCCGTTCGGGTGTGACCAGCCGACCCAACGACGCATCCAGTCTCAGGCGTTCACCGATGTCGCCATTGGCGAGCGGGATTTCGGACGATGCTTCGATGGCGCGATAGAAGACGCTCCCATCGAGCAATTCGATGCGGACGTGACGACGGCCCGCCTGCTGGCGCAGGCTGCGGCTGATGCCGCAGGCGGACACGGTGAGCGTCACGGCGCTCTCGCCGATCGTCTCGATCACGTCCAGATCGTCGGTCCAAGTCGGTAGCCACAGCGCTTCCGCACGCCCCTGCAGCCCGTAGAGCAGGCTGCGGTGGGCAGCGCGTTCGTGGCGGCCCATGAGCCGCCACGCATGCGACTGCGTCGTCCACGCCAGCCCCGACAGGTCATCCACGTGCGATCGGCCGACCTCGCCATCAAGCAGATCGAAACGCCGTGCAAAGCTCGCGGAAGGATCGCGGGTTTCGTCGCGGCGGTGCTCCATCACCGGGAATCCGCGATAGCGCGTCGCGGGCAACGCTGGCGGCCAGTCGCAGGATTCCGTCGCCTCGAAGCGCAGTTGCGTCTGCATCAGCCGGTCGGTGTGTCGGCGCAACTCCGGTGCATCGGTCAGGCGCGCAGTGCGGCACGGGATCAGGCGCGTGCCGAGCGGCCATGCGCGTCGCGTTGGCGCGCGCAGGCGCAGGCGTTCGCCTGTGATGTCGGCGACTTCGACCAGCTCGTAGGTCGCCACATCGCGCCAGAGCATGGCGAGACTGCCGACCGCAAAGTCGAGTCCTGCGCTTGCGACCGGGATCTCGGTCGCGTCTGCTGGCACCGCTGCACGACACCACGTCGTGTCCACGAACACCGGCAGCGCCCAGACGCGGCCGGTCCAGTCGAACAGTGCGTGCTCGACCCAGCGCCGCTCGCGCCGGTCGGGGAGGACGGCGAACTCCCACGATCGACGCGGCGCATCGCGCAGCGGCGTTCGCGTGACGGTGCCGGCGAGCGCGACCTGCACATCGGTGAGCCACGCGAGCGTTTCGATCACGGGTTCCGTCCAGTCCGGTGGCAGCGACCAGGCGTTGAGGCGCAGGCCATCGATGCGGATCGACCAGGTTGATCCGTCCGCGAAGGACAGCACCGCTGCCGCATCGATCACCGGCGGCCCGTCGAGACCGACGGTGAGCGTCAGCACCCGCTCCTGCATCGGTCGCAGCGACATCGGCAGCGCAACGGGTGCGGCGAGCGTGCTGCCGGCATCGCCGTCCAAACGCAGGGCGGTCAGGGTCTGCGGTGTCGCGCGCCAGGCGTTCCACACCGCAATCTCGCGGGTCAGCTCCGAGACGACGTTGCCCAGCGAGAGTGCGGTCGGCAGGACATGGATGCGGTCGAAGAGATCCTCGGCGAAACGGTGCGCCAGCCGCCCGGTCGCCGGCCAGCGCAGCGCGACGGGAGCGCGGAAAGCACCTGCCCGCGCGACGAGCCGCTCGCGGGCGTAGGTGGCAGGGGCGAACGCCCCCTCGCCGAGGGCATTCAGTTCGACCGAGAGCGCGGCGTTGATCGCACCGAAGAGGCGCGGAGTGGGCGCGATGCCCTGCAGCGCGGCCATCAGGGCGCGACCTCGCGCAGGGCGATGCCGAAGGTGCCGGTGTGCTGCCCGCCGATGGGCCAGCCGACGCCGTTGCGCTGGATCGGATGGAGCGCGTGCAGCGGATACGCCATCCAGCGTTCGGGGCCGTAGATCAGCGGAGCGTTGAGATCGAGGTGATCGAGCCGGCAGTAGCGGGCGTGCGCGAGCGTGGCGACGATGGTCTGACCCTGCGCCTGGCGCGCGAGCAGCACGTCGATCGGCAACAGGACGGTGGCCTGATTGAACTGCGAAGGTAGTGCATGCAGCAGGCCGGCCTTGTGCGAGACGCCGAGCAGATCGCCGGTGTTGCCGCCGACGCTGGTGCGCCACGCGGGCGCACCTTCGAGCCCGCAGTGAATGAAGGACGAGTGATACGTGCCCGCGATGCTGGCGAAGAAAAACCCGAGCCCGAAGCCGTCGTAGGGCGCCGCACCGAGCTGGGTACCGGCATTGGTGTCGATGTAACTCTTGACGCCCGCGCGTGTGCCGTCGACATCGCCGCGGAACGAACCCGAGCACCACAGGCCGGTGCCGCCGATCTGCGGCATCGACGACACGCCCCAATTGAGGTGCTGGTGACGATCGACGTTGTAGCGCAGCACACAATAGATCTCGTCGGGCACGTCGAACACGTGCAGCACGTGGACCGCCGGCCACTGGATCGGCGCGTTGGTGAACGACAACAGCTTCACCGATTGCGGACACGCGCCGGTCAGCGCCGCACCGGATTGGCCAGTGCCGGTCTGCAGCCGCAATTCCGTCGCGGTCGCGGTCAGCTGCACGAAGGCGACGCCTTTGCTCAGGATGCCGTTGGCGAGCGTCCAGCCACGACCAGCGAGCGTGGTCTCGATGGCGGACTTCAGCGCCACGAAACTCGCGACCTGTCCGGTGAAGGTCGCCATCAGCGCATCTCCATCACGTCATCTCCACCGCAACGTAATCGCGCCACGTCGTGCGCGCACCGTCCTGCAGCACCACGAACGCCCGGCCGTTGACCGCGCGAATCGCATCGACCGCCTGGCGCACGCTCAGGCCGGTCTGGTCGATGACCGCGCTGCCTTCGAGCTGGAGCACGTTCTCGGAGGCGTTGTTGAAACCGGAGACGAAGCTCACGCCGTCGAGCACGCCGTAGAGATTGCCGCTGCTCGGATAGCCGCGGACGTCGTTGTCGTAGGCGCCGAACTGCATGTCATACAGTTCGAGCGGCTGCGGCTGGTGCAGGGTGCCGGCGGGGACGAGACAGCGGTTGCCGCTGCCGCTGCGGCCGACGTACTCGCCGGCGAGGCTCGCATACGTGACCTCGTTCGCGTGGCCGTTGCCGAAGGGTGAGATCTGCACCTTCTTCCAAGTGCCGGCGGCATCGCGCAGATAGAGGTGACCATCGTTGTAGTTGCTATCGCCGCTGCCTTTGCGGCCCTTGTAGGGGAACCAGTGCAGATCGCTGTAGCGGCGTGCGTCGCGGCCGTCGAAGTGACCGGCCACGATCAGCGGCGATGGAAATTCCTTCGGTCGTGCATAGGCCAGCGCCTTGCCGACGTAGACGTGCGCATAAATCGGCGAGCCCACCTTGAACGCACCGACGATGCGGCGTGGATTGGCTGTGAGGAAGTAGGTCACGGCCTGGTTGTGGCCCGGCACGCCGCTGGTCTTGATGCCCGGCTGTGCCTCGAACGGCGCCGCCGGCACGTAGCCGACCATCGTCGCGACGAGCAGGTTGTAGTAATCCGCCGCGACGTTCTGGTACGCCTTGAAACCCACCGTAATTTCTTCTTCGCCCGTGGTGCCGGTCGAGCGCAGGATCAGTTCGCGTTCGGGCATCGACGTGTCGAAGCGCAGCGTCGTCCAGCCGACACTTTCTGCGAGCGTTTGGATCGCGCCGAGCAGCCGATAGTGCGCATCGTCGCCGCCGGCCTTGACGAGCGTGTCGATCGCGTAGGCCATCAGCCACCACCGATGCGCTGGCGCAGGAAACTGCCGTTGCGGTCGATCACGTTGAGAATCGTTTGTTCCATGCCCCGGCTCTGCGCCATCGACTCCGCGAGCGCATCGGTGTTGATCGCGTTGATCAGGCGCAGGTTGAGTTGCGGGTTCAGGCCGGCAGCGGCGCGGGCGAGGCCGCCTTCGGCAAAGTTCACGCGCGGGGCGCGCGGCAGCGAGACGGATGGTGGCCCGGCGCTGGCGAAGCGACGCGCCTGCCACGCCTCCACGGCCGGCATGCCGCGCGCATTGAAGTCTTCCAGAAAGGTAAGCGCACCGGGCTGACGCACGACTGCGGCGCGGGTTACGAACTCAAAATCCGACAGCCACGCCGGGATGCTGTCGGAGGTGGCCGTGCCCGGCCCACGCACGTGGCCGCCGGTCGCATAGCCACCGCCACCGTTGAACGTGGCCTGCGCGATCAGGCCAGCGATGGTCGCGCCCTGCGCGATGGCACCGGCGATGAAGGGGATGTTCTGCGGGAAACCGTATTTGCTCGCTTCGGCGACGTTGTTGGCAAGCGCGAGTGCGGCCTGGGCGATGGCGAACGCCTTCGACAACGCGAACAGCGCGCGATAGGTTGCGCTCTGCTCGCCACCGAAGGACTTGGCGATGTCGGCGAGTTGGCCGAAGGTCGCAGAGGCGCCCGCGAGTAACACCTGCGTCTGCGCCGACTGCAACTGCGCGAGCGCGGCTTGATGCTGCCGTTCGATGGTCTCTTCCTGTGCGTCCCACTGGGCGTTGAGGTCGGCACGCTCGGAACGGAACTGTGTGAGCAGCGCGAGTTGTTCGGCGTGCCACGCCTGCAATCGCACGCGCGACTGTTCGATCTGCGCCAGCTCTCCGCCGGTGTCGCCAAGGTCTGGCGCGGCGCCGGGCACGGCGTCGGGTTTACGGAACGACGTTTGCGCCACGCGCGCCATCGCCGCATCGAACGCCGCCTTGGTCGCGATGCCGGAGCGCAGTGCGTCGTTCAGCACCTTGACCTGTTCGGTCGCCGTGCCCAGCGCGACTTCGGTCGGGGTGCGCAGACCATCGCGTAGGGTTTCAAAGGCGCGGGTGGTCTTCTCGATCTCGGCCTTGCGCTCACGCTCGGCCTCCGCAGCGGCACGGGCCTTGTCGAGCGCTTCGGCCTCCTGGAGCAGTTGCGCCTTGAGCGCGGGTGCGAGCGCCTTCAACGCGCCCTGCGTCGTCTCGTACCGCAAGCGCGCGGCCTCGCCCGCACGGGTCTGCCCCACTTCGACATCGCCCAGCAGCGCGATCTCGCGACGCAGCGAGTCCAGTTCGCGCTCGGCCGACTCGCGCGCGCGATCGGCATCGGTGGCTTTGGGCTTTGGGGTGCGAGGGGCTTTCGGCGACTTGAACTGCTCGTCGATCTGCGCACGCCGCGTCTTCTCGAAGGCATCGATACCGATGCCCTCCACCGTTTTCACGCCGCCCGCTCGCAGGGCCGCAATGTCACGCTCAAGCGCGCGGAGCTGCTGCGCCTTGGCGATGGCACGGTCCTGGCCGAGCGCCGCCTGCGCGCGACCAAGGGCGTTGATCGCGTTCGTCTGCTTCGCTTGCGTGGCGGCCTGCGCATCGGCGTTCGCCTGCTCGGCATTCGCCTCGCGTTGCAACGTCGTCTGCTCTTGCCGCAACGCACGGATGCGGTCCTTGGTGCCGGCATCGACGTCGGCACTGGCCAGCACCGCGTCGAGCGAATTCAGACCGCCGAGTTCCCGCCACTCGTTGCCGATGCGGTTGAGTTCGTCGGTGGTCTTCGAAAGACGGAACGCCAGATCGTCGCGACCGATATTCTTGATCGTTTGCCACACGCCGCCGATGACCTTGCCCAGCGCGATCCACCCGCGCTCGAGCGAGCCGGCGCGTGCATAGGCCTCCTGCACGCGTTGCTCGTGGACACGCGCGAAGGTCTCGATGGCGAGGCGTGCGGCGTCCTGCGCACGTCCCTGCGCTTCCAGCGCCCGGACATGTTGGTAGACCTCGACGGAGAGGAAGCGGTACTGCTGGTTGAGTTCGATCAATTGCGCCGAAGGCGCTTTGGCGAGCGCGATGACTTTCTGGGTGGTCTCCTCGACCGACGCGCCAGTGAGGACAGCAAGATTGACCGCCGCGCTGGCGGCAAGCTCAAGCGTGTCGCCTGCGACGGTGCCTGCAGTGGCGAGCGCGGTCAGCGCCGTTTGTGCATCACCGAACTCACCCGTCGCGCCACCGACCGTGTCCTTGATGACACCGAGTTGCCCGGCCGTGGTGGCTGCGGCGTTGCCGCTGGCGATCAAGGCACGCTCGTAGGCCTGCGTCTCGCG